TTCACCCCGCCCTTCGCTTTCCAAGAGGAACTGGTTTTCTTGGTTATGTAATCCGATGCTTGTGGTGTTGGTAATTTTTCTATCCGCTTCTTCAATGCTCTCCGACTGTTGCTGTCGCCATCCATCCCCGTTGTGTTCGGAGTATGAAAAGAATCTTCGTTGTTTGGCTCTAAGCCAAAACCTGTCCCGCTTATGGGGCGCACCGCAGTCTGATGCTGAAACAATGCACCATTCACAGTCATACCCCAAGTCGGTAAGGTCACCGATGACCATTGCAGCTCCTCTGGAAATAAGCATCGGACTGTTTTCCACGAATGCGAATCTGGGTCGTACTTCATCAATAATTCGTGCCATGTGTTTCCACATACTTGATTTACTGCCGGTGATTCCTGCGCCCTTTCCTGCTGCGGATATGTCCTGGCAAGGAAATCCTCCCGATACCACGTCAACAAGTCCTCTCCACGGCTTTCCGTCAAAAGTTTGAACGTCATCCCAAATCGGGAAAGGCGGGAGAATGCCGTCATTCTGTCTGGCGGCAAGTATGCAAGCTGCGTAGGAGTCCCATTCAACTGCGCAGACTGTTTGCCATCCGAGCAAGTGTCCTCCGAGGATTCCTCCACCTGCTCCTGCGAAGAGTGCCATTTCTCGTAAAGTACTTTGCTTACTAACCATGCCATATGTCTCCCGTGTATCGTAGGAACAAACTCTGTCTTTTTTTATTGAGTTTGTACTTGTGGACGGTAATCAGTCTCGTATTTATTGCTTTTACCAATGTTGCAATCTTCACAAAGTAATTGCAGATTGTTAAATTCCAGACATAGTTCTGGATACTTGCTGATCGGTTTTATGTGGTCAACATGAATAATGATTTTATGATCTTTAGGATTTCTACCACACATCATACATTTACATTCATACTTCTCTAACACTCTTACCCTCAACATTCTCCACTCATCAGAATAATAGAACTTAGGATCGTGAGCTTTCTTTATCTTCTTTGCTTTAAACTTGCCTCTACCAGCAAATGAAGGTGCTTTAAATTTAACCACTGGCACATCTTTAATTTCTGGCCTCCAATTCCAACCACCACTCAAGCTCATCGTATTGATTGGCTTTGCTTTTACCATCCTTACTTTCTTGGCTTTCTTTGTTCTATGCCCTAATGCTTTAAACCTCTGCCAATCCCCATCCGCTATATCTAAATCCATCAACTTACTAGGCGGTACTTCCCATATCTCTTTGCAATTAGCTATCTGCTTAATCGTGAATCCACCTTTATCAGTTCTAGCACTATCAAACTCTAATTTGCTTAAACGCATATATTCCCTTTGGAAATCGGCAGGTAGCTGGCAACCTAGCCCCTACCCAAATTAATGGCATAGAGGCTGGATTATTCCCTTCAGAGCCATCGTTTAGGAAGGCAGGGGTGATGCGTCTGACAAGTCAGCATCTCCAGCAATTCAAGGACTCTTGTCAGTCCCCTCCCACGCTTAATTGCTACTAGCTGCGCTTCCCCTGGGTCTCTTCATGGGGTTTAAGCTAAAGACGGTGAGGCTGATCTTTCAGCAATACCACATGGTACGCTTGACGATTGGCATTTCTCTCTTTAGCCGAGACGGTATAGGACTATGTTGATCGATACTGGTTGCTTTTGGGGGGAGAGATCGGTAATAATGCCGCTGTCGGCAAGTCGATCTTTTTACCCCCACAAAAAGTATCGACTGGACTATAATCCAACCGACAGCACCTACACTACGCTCCCGTGTCGTCTAGGTCAAGCCCCAATACTGCAAAGTTGAGGGGCTTTTTTTATACCACCCTTTCTCGTGATACCGCCTTTACCCAGGCTCTACACACAATACAAAACCAGCCACATCTAACTGGATGTTTGTCTGGTGTTTCATATGTCAGCACTTGGCGCATATCAGCACCACACTGACATTTTCTTTCAATAAGACTTTCACTCATTCCTGTTCCAAAACGTGTCTGTTGATTACAAATGGCTTTGCTCGATTGGTAGGTGTCTCACCTGAAATGCCATCGGCTACTTTTGTGATAGTGCCACCTTTCTTTAAATATATAGCAACGTGTCGTTCGAGTTCATTTCTTCTAATAGAACTTTCAGTTAATAGCTTTCTATCTTCAACTATACTAATGTACTTTTTCACTCGCATATCTCCGCAGCGTTAGAATTGTAATCAGGCCAGCCATACTCCCCATTTGATTCTAGAAATATTCTATACATATCACAATATAATTGTTGTTGACGATTTTCATCATCATAGTCAATAGTGCTGACTGCACAAGCTGCAAAAATAAACAGAGAGACAACAAAGATGCAGACAATATCTTCTTGGGTGAATTTCATCTCAGACTCTCTAAGTCTTTCCTTCGTAACCAGCTTGTAAATTTACCAATGACTTCTGCTTTAGTATAACCAAACCAAACTAATCCACCAGCTTCACCATCACTGGTCAACATATACCAATTACTTTTGATTTCTTTTATCAGCATTTGATTTAATCCTTTTTGCTTTCTTTGTAAATATTAATTTAATTCTCTGTAGGTATTCTATTGAGTATTTCTTGATTACTTGATTTGACTCAAGTGCATCTAGTCTATAATTCCCGATCTTTTTTACTAATTTAATTCTGTAATTCGTCACACTGCCTGACAAATACCGATTACATTTCTTACACTGACCATGTGCATTGTGTAGATGGAATCGTAAATGTGGTGATGATCCTGTTGATCGGTAGTGTCCACAATCGTAACCACCTCCCACTATATCCTCCATTGGTAAGATGGTTGAACAGGATATACACTCGTTACCCCTGTCACGCTCTCGGATGTAACTGTTAAATGCAGCTTGAGCTTCCTTCACCCACTCGACTCTACGCTTTAATTTAATACTGTCTGCTTTCTTTTCTAAACGCTTGGCCTTGTCCACCACAACTTTACCCTTTGTCCTGGCAAACTGTATCAAATGTTCCATATTACAGAATGCCTTCAGCGAGCCTACAACAGCACCCGCTGCCGGTATCTTCTTTCTACACAAGCTACATCGTCTTGTTAACATACACTTTGACACCAAACTCCATGTCTTGATCATGCCATCCTGCTACCCACCAGCATTTTTCTGGATCGGTACTGTGTAGATTACAGGATGACAATGGTAGGTCAGCTATCCTAGCTTTCCTGCCAATTTGGTACGTTTGTTCTTCATGCCTAGTGTTATTGTTTTTCACTGGATTCCTTCTGAGGCCATGCTATGTGTATGCCGTATTTCTCCGAAAAATGCCTATTCAATATCTCGTATATTTCAGCATACTCACTGGGCGATGGTTCTTTAGTGCTTTCCTTCCCGCAGACAATTAATTGAATGTGCTTCCATATCTGAGACTTAACAGTCAGCATCGTCCAAGGAATTGCAACAGTGTCTTTTAATGTCTTACGCATATCATTGCCACTTTCATTTAGAGCATCAGCCATTCTCTCGCACCAGACATGAAGTGCATTAAACTGTTTGATTGATGCTCTCTTTTCGTTGGTCAATGTAAAAGTAATATACTTTTTCTGAGCATAAGTCTCATCAATAAACTTGTGCAAAGCATCTTTTGTATCTTGTGAGTCAACCCTCCAGAACTCCATGTTATTTTTCATAACAGATAGACACTAGATCATCTAGCGAAATCTCTAGAGCTTCCGCTATTTTAATCGCTGACCGTAGCCTGATGTCAGTGGAGTGTTCCCACTGGTACATCATCTGAGGACTCACACCCATCTTAGCTGCTATGAATGATGGCCTTACTCCACGACTGTCTAGATAATCTCTAAGACCATTTCCAAAATGATAATCAGAACGGGATGTCATTTAAATCCTCCATTTCTACTGGTTTAGCTGCTAGTTTAGGTGCATCTGCTTTCTGGAACTTGATGGTCAATGAGGGTGCGCCAGGCTTATCTTTGTCGCCAGCCCAAGCACTGATATAGTAATCAACTCCTTCGATCACAGCCTTCCCAGTCCACTTGGGATGTTTCTCGGTAAGTTGTTTTTTGTTAGGCCAGATAGCACCTGAGTTATTATTATCGTAGGTCATTTTTGCTCCGTGTATTTCATTAATCTGCAATTGGTGTGTATCGCTTTGAGTGCTGCATTCCATGCATCTGCCCAAAGCATTTGTTCGTACTGCGAAGCTGCTTGGTATTCCTTACCATACAGCTCTCTATAACTAGCCTCCATCATCATAATGAGAACTCCTTCACTAGCTCACCAATCTTATTGGTAGCTTTGACCACTTCAGCTTCTAGCTTGGCTATGAATATTTCATCTCTCTGTACAACTACCATAAGAGGTTTGAAGTCAGGATGGTAGCTCAAGAAATGAGCCTTAACCTTTCCAGTGATCCACAGTTGACCTTGAACCTGGGCAACGTATTTGCTTGGAAGGCAACCATCTCTCAGGTACTCGACATGGGTATGCCCTGAAGGACATTTGATCTCCAGCAGAGAGTCATCACCAATGAAAGCATCAGGTGATGCACCTGCATCCAATATGTCATGTAGACACAAGGGTGCTTCAGTGACTACGAGATCAGTAATGAACTCGAACAGCGATCTAGCCTCTGGCTCTAGATCAGTACCCCTCTGCATGGCTTCTGTCACCTTGACCTCTACAGAAGCCCCAGTGACTCTCTCAGCCACCAACTGATTAATGTAACCATCAGCACTAGCACTGGGTTTGCCAGTAGAGGTAATTAGACGGTCAAAATTTGAAGCTGTTGGAATGCCTAACCTTGCAGCAAACCATTCTGGACTACGTTGCTCATAAGGAATCAGTCTCATTTGGATTGCTCCAACTTAGCTTCTAGGGCTGTCTTGGCTCTTTCGAAGTCAGACTGTTTAAGATTGACCACTTCTTTTATCTTGAAGTGTTTGCAGAAGTTGACTATGTTGCTGTCAGTCTCAATCAGTAAATCCATTATTTCTTGGTACTGGTCATCGCTGATTGGCTCATCAACGACAGGTGGCATGGTGTCTGCGTCTTTTGTATCGTCAATAGCGAATAGACCGTTTAAGGCATACTTGCGAGCATACGAACTTGCTGTGCCGGTGATCTGGCTGGCATCCATACCTTTCTTCTCATTAGGTTCACGAGCAAAGGCTGTAGCTGTACCAAGAACTTCTATACCGCTATAAACACTAGCAGTGGCTTTAACATATATTCTGTCACCAACTGCAATGATATCGTCTGACAAGATTAGGTGATAACCAGCTTCTGCCAGCAAAGGCTTTACAGCCTCCACGATGTCCTCGCATGATCTATAACGATACTTGCCGAAAGAATTAAACTGACCCTTTGGTGCTTTTAACTGCTCTTGGATGTTTTTCATGTTGTGTAGCTCCCGTTGTGAATGAGCAGCTACATTAATTGATGTATTTATAGAAGTAAACTATTTACTTTATTTAAATAAACAAATAAGTTTATTTACCCCACTTGACAAGATTTGAAATTGCGAGACAGATATAGACAATTGAGATGAATTGAAGGTCTGGCATATCCTTGTCACCCGCCCTGATTAACCACAATAGCTCTGCGGCTATTCCAAACAACCAACCAGCAGCCCTTCGTTCTCCAAGTAAGATTAGTCCCATTATTTGGAGTAAGTTAGCCAGCCAACCGATCATCGCAATCTCAATCTATAAGACCTGACCTTGCCACCAGTCCCTGTGTGCTTCTTGATGGCTGCCAGTACCGCCTGTTTGGGCGTACAGCAGTTATCTAATGCGACCGATGCATAGGATGCACCCCCTCCTATCGCCCCCCTACGAGCCACTACAGGATGCCAGCTTAAGACACCTTTATCGGCACTTAAATCAAACAGGTCTAGTCCGTCCCAAGCCAACGCCTGAGCATCGACACCCTTACGAATCTTATGTGTTTGCTTTACAAAAGCCTCTGCTACTTCTTTAAACGATCCAACATCACCAGCAAAGAAAAATTCTATATTATCCAACTCAAGTCTTTTTTCTGCTTCGTCAGTAATGATCTCATCGCCTTGAGTCACTCTACCATCGCAGGCAACCCGTTTAGATTTTAAATCGTACACTATAGTCGTCATGTGAAATTAGGTCTCACAGTGCTGCGTGAAACTTCCCCGTGTTCATTATGGTATGTAATTGCTTTGGCTTCTCGATTTGAGTACAAGAACCCTCTCGCTCCGTAAGCGTCTCTTGCAGATAGAGTAGGATGCTGCTCAACAATTATCCCTCCCTTGTCGATTACTTTTGCATGATGGAAATGACCAGTGTGGATGTAGGTAAAGTTACACTGCCCGTAGTCTGATTTGAATTGCGGATCAGTTGCAAACAACAAAGGAAGGCTGTCCATTTTTTGCAAGTGTCCATGATGCCACCCTAAGAAAGTCTTACCCCATCTGTAGTGATAGAAGGGAAATGGTGAAGCGTCTACTGTAACTCGTGGATTATCCCTAAAGGTATTTTTCATTATTGCTCGCATCCAGACACTAGATGCCATGTCGTGATTACCCTCTGCCATTAACACATGAACCTTATCGTGTTTATGTAAGAGCATCTCGATAACTTTTAAACAAACACTTATCGCAGTCTGTACTAGTAGCGGGAATCTCGTATCAGCATCTAAGACATTCTTTGCTGTTGGTGTCATTGCCAACATCCCATCCCAATGCAATAGGTCTCCCAACTGGGCAAATATCCCCACCCTCGAATCAGGACTACCACTCATCATATCGGAGAAGGCATTTAGCAAAACACCTTCTGCAATTTTCATGTCCCAACTTGCGCCAGTTTCTTCCTGCCAAGCATACATACCCAGATGGAAATCAGTCAGAGTGTAGACAGTGAGTAAGTCGAAGTTAGCACCTTGCTTGGCTGGTACTTGTACGAAGGGGGTTATGCCTTCAGCGAGAGATTCTATAGCAGACCTAAATGCAGCAACTTGTGACTCCTGCTTTACATTCGTTTTATTCCAGTACATCGCTACTGTTTCTTTCCCGTCCTCATCAACTTTAACTAATGATGAACGACCAGAAATTACTTGGGGAGAAGGAGACATCAGTGTCATGTGATGAACGGGATCGTAACCAGACTTATTAATTAGGTCACGAATTCTTGCAGCCATCTTGAAGTAGTTTCTTTGATCTACACCAAGAGCTTCAGTAATGTCTTTTGGTCTACCGCCTGCTCTTAATAGATTAAACGCAACTCGCTGCTTGTCACTCTCTAAGACGGATTCGGCTTCAGCAGGAACTGATCTCCAATCGAAATTAACTCTATAAGGCATAAGCACTCCATTAAATTAATTTGGCTTCAACTGCCCTGCGCTTAACTAATCCTGAAAGTATTTTTCCGTTGCATCGAGTCCACTTCATTATTTCAATTCGAGCTTCAGCCCAGTCTTGACTGTCTATCTTTTTTCGTAAGGTTGATGCTCTATAGCGAGAAACGCTTAGATTATAGCAGAAAGATGTAATTGCGCCTAAAACAGGCTCATTATTAACAAGTGTAGGTGATGCTTTTAGAACATCTTGTATATAAATTAACAAGACTTTAATTAAAATCAATTCAGCTTGTGATTGAGTTATAGGTTTGTCTTGTAAGGTAACTCTAGTCCCATCAAGATAATAGGTAGTGCCGTAGCCGATTGTAGGAACACCAGCTGGACAGTTATACGGCTCTGACTTAAATCCTTCGAATGTCTTGCATATTTCTACAGCAAGTCTCAGTGCCTCACGCACCTTTCTGCCTTTCGAAGATTCGTCCGATGAACCAAAAGGTGAGTATCATTGTTAGCATACTCATATCGTCAACAGTCCAGCTTTTTATTAGGACTTCTCGCCAATCACCACCGGCTGCTACAGCCAGTTGCATACCTACTACTTTAACTGCTGAGTACATCATAACAAACCAATAGGTTACTAATGGTCTTACCAGAGCCGATATACCAGCAACGAACCATCCTGCTGCTCTCGATGTCTCACCTTGTTCTGTTACAGCTTTAGTCACAGCATCTAGCTCTGCAAGAGTCATAGACGCTTCAACCTTCTTCATTTCGTGTTCTGCTCGTAGAGATGCAAACTTCATCTCTGCTTCCAACATACTTAATTCATGTCCACGCTCATTCTTGCGGTCAAAGGTTTTCATCACTTCGGGTATTAATCGAAATGCACCTCCAACTACAGCACCGAGTGTGGATTCTAAAATCATGGTAATGAACCGGATACAGGTAGAATCGAATTTAGTGGAGCTTCGGTCAACATAGTAGTTCCAGCAGGTACTGGTGCGCCTGTTAGACTTTCGTTGATAGCACCAAAGCAATCAGCTAACTGAACACCATTTACTATTTCTGTCTTGACGCAATCGAATGAAAACATTTGACTGAAGTTAGCATCTGATCCACTTACAAATAATCTAGGAACAACAGTAGTGACATCCCAAGTCGGAGAGGTAGGTACTTCGGAGAAAGGTGCAAACAGTGACCAGACATGACCCTCTGCTGCATCACAACTACCTTGCATATTTCCACCCTTGACATCAGCTACAGAACTTCCAGTCATCACAGGACATACAGCCATTGCTTCGTTGAACTGAGCAGTACCTGTAGGTGTAGCAACAGTTATTAGATTGCCAGTTGGTACAGCACTAGACGCACCGCAGAAAGCAAACTCTCCGGTACAGATTTGATAGCGAGCAGCTTGTGAAACAGAACAGACGAATGTAAGTAGTAAGAGTAGGTATCTCATTTATCCGCCTTTAGTTCAAGTTTATCAAAGATCTGTCGAAGCATTGCCTTGATGTCATGGATGTCACTTTTGTAGTCATCCTTACTGACATAAGTCTTGGGTAGCTGTCGAGCTTCATTATCTAAGCGTTCAAGTGCTGCCCATATCTTATTCAAGATGAAACCACCACAAAACGCTACTGCTCCGATTGCAAGATTAAACGCTTGTTGGTAGTCGTCCATTTCTATTCCTTTTTACATGGGTCGTTACTGAGTTTCATTCCAGCCAGTAGTCCAATAAAACCACCGACTATTGCATTGAACGGTGCAGCAATGGTCTTGAAGATTTCTGCATTGTCGATGCTCTCGAACCACAATCCAGTTACCAAAGCCAGCACGATAACTAAAACGCTGAAGCACAAGGTTGCTGCAACCCTCAACGAGATTATGTATGTCAATCTGCCTTTAATGTCTTCGTTCAAACCAGCCTCACAATCAAATCCACATAGTGCGTAGGGTAGCTATCAAATGTATTCGTAACTCTCACATCGTACTTCTCAGGTGCTACAAACAACTTATTCGTATCTTCAAACCTACCTGCTTTGATCCTGTCTACCCAGACTACAAAGTCGGCATTGAACGCCTCTCTAGTCTCAGGCGTAGGGCATACAAAGTCAGCAATAACATGACCGTATTTACCTGCTATGTCACACAGATGCCCCATCCTACGGGCTTGCTCTATCCGGTCTGGAACGCTAAAGCCCAAGTCCTTGTTAACGTGTTCTCTGATGTCGTCAGCATTGAAGTGAGGACACCTGAGCCTTTCTGCTAGAGCTGTCGCTAATGTGGTCTTACCCGCATTAGGCAAACCCATCACCAGTATTTTCACATCAACGCATCAAGGTCGTCATGGCTAGTAGCAGCTTCTATCGCAGCGATCTTAGGCGCAACAGCGTCTTTAGCAGCCTGTAACTTAGCAGGATCATAAGTAGATGGATCGTTCATCTGCTTCCGCATCTCTTGCTGAAAACCAAAGTTCGCATTCGCTTTCATCTGGTTCTTACGATCTGCAACTTCGATCTCGTATGTGCCGTAAACGATTTGTACTGGATCAGTCTCAAGATTAAACACATGAGCAGTGTATCCTTGATGATGTGCTTTGATGCTAGGACGGACTTCAACGGCATTCTTCCAGCCATTGTTGCCTATTCCATCTGGCGGCAAGGAGTCCCAACATTGTTTAACTTCGTTATCTATAACTTGTACATAAAGTGCCATAATAATTTACCTTTTCGTTATACTGTTTTGAGATGCACAGAGGCAGAACCTTGATTTGTAGTTTTTATCCAAGTGGTTAAATTAGAAATTTGAGTAACACCCTTATTGAGATAAGTGTTATTGCCTAGTCCTAGTTGACCAGAACCGTTACCTCCCCACCCCCAGAGCGTCCCATCAGTCTTGATTGCTGTACAAAAATCAGACAAACCCCCAGTAGATAAACTTGACCAATTAGTTTGGGTGCCTACTTGTACTGGTGAAGAGTAGCTAAAGGCAATGCTTCCACCAATAGCTAATCTTCCTTGTGTGACATCGCCCCAATGCCATAATGCACCCCCTTTTATTGCGCCCATTTTCCCTGTAGCTGTCCAAGTGGTTAAAGCCCCTATCTGAACAGGAGAAGATTTGCTTAAAGTAGTGCCATCCCCAATTTGACCAGTGTTGTTTAGTCCCCACGACCAAAGCGTCCCATTGGTCTTTAGTGCTAATGTCCTATTGCTATCAATAGTTACTTTAGACCAAGTAGTGAGTGCGCCAACTTGCATAGGTGAGGAGTAATTAGCAGTGTTGCCTATGCCTAACTGACCATAGGCGTTACCTCCCCACCCCCAGAGCGTCCCATCAGTCTTGACAGCCATTATTGCCCTACCACCACAAAACACATTAGACCAAGTAGTCAGCGCACCTACTTGTACTGGTGAAGAACGATTAGTTGTATAAACAGTCGAGTCACCAAGTTGTCCTACACTGTTATACCCCCACGACCAAAGCGACCCATTGGTCTTGATAGCAAACGATGTGTATTGATCACTGGCAATCTTTGCCCAAGTGGTGAGTGCTCCTACTTGAATTGGAGAAGATTTAGCAATAATTGTGCTGTCTCCAAGCGCACCATAAGGATTAGTACCCCACGCCCACAGCGTTCCATCTTGTTTTAATGCTAAACAATTTCTATACCCGCTACTTATATCAGTCCACGGAATCATTCCACCACCTACCGCAGAGGGACTACTACGGTCAGTAGTATCGCCAAGACCGAGACCTCCTCCATTACTGTTATAGCCTGACCCCCAAATAGGAGATGAAGGCCAATTACCTGCAACAAGCGCATTAGCGGCATCAGTTAATGTCCACATACCAGTCCAGCGTGTTGTGCCTGTTCCTGTTATAGCGGGATATATGTTGGGCTTATCAAAGCCACCCGGAAATCGTGAACTCATTTTACTCTCCTAATTGCTTTGTTCACTACAGTAAGAGTTTCTTTCATTTTATTAAACGGAGCTTCCCACTCACCAAAGGTTTCTTGTCTAAACAGTTTCATCGAATCGTAGTAAGGACAAGTGTCACCCTCCATTGCATACAAGAAATATCCCATTACGGGGATCACGACCCACGTCTCAACGCCCATAGCAGCAGATAGATGTGAAACGCTTGTACAAGAACTAATTACTAAGTCACATGACGCAACAGCATTGCGGGTGTCTTCCCAAGTATTAAGTGGAACTTGCTTAACCCATGCAGGGCAAGAGTCAACGCCTTCGTCTCTCTGCAACGATATGAACTCAGCATCACAATCTTTAACTGCATCAAACATTAAGTCATACGGAAACTTCTTATGGTGTTCATGTTCAAACTTAGACTGTCCTTGCCATCTAAGACCTATGCGCTTCTTACGGTTCTTAATGGTAGTGGGCTTGGCTATGTACGGTCTGCCAGTTAAGTCCTCTAGCTCTACGCCTAACGGGACCACTGCACTCATGCCTTGTACAAAGAAATCATGGTAGATACCGAAGGTAGCCTCATGTTGAATGACGGCTGATACGCCTTCTACGCCTACAAACAAAGAAGCCAACGCACCTGAACAAGACACAACAACTTTGCAGCCCCTTTGAGCTATGAGCTTGGCATAACGCACTTGGTGAATCTGGTCACCCAAGCCACCTTCAAGGTAGAGCATTACAATACCTTTGCTCTTACCATCCCACGCCTGTGTAGGTACATCAGGACGCTTGTTACCGAATACGCCTGACTGACGACCACGATCCATCAACTGGTAGCCTTTCTGTATCTGCCCTTGTGACAACAAGTACCAGCCTCTGTTGTACGCTGCACGATGGTTAGTAGGCTCTTCAGCTTCGAGCTTCTGGGCAAGTCTCCAGCCCTCTGCAAAGTCACCAATGGTGGACGCTGCTAACTGTAGGTCTAGGTCGTGTAATTCAGGGATGGTTCTAGGCGTAGCTAACCAGAACTCAGGCTGACAGAACGATGAGTAGTGGTGCTTGAGCAGGTCTTTAGAGTCTTGCTTATGCTGGGCTTCTAAGACGGGTTTAACATCATGCATACCCTTAGTGCCATGCAATTCTTCGTCATTTTCAATTACTGTACTTCCATCTATGTTATTAAAGTCATAGGTAAAAGGAGGCAGGTCTAGGAATGCGTGTACTCGCTCCAGTTCTAATTTAGGATTGCTAATAAGGTCTTCATACTCTATAAATAAGAAGCTCTCAGGAGCAAAGCTGTAACCATCCTGCAATGCTATATAAGCAGCTTTTAGATGATTCATTAACTGACCGTTAGCCATGAACTCGTCTAGGTCAGCAGGCTTATTAATACGAACAAAGGACGCTGCACAGTCTGGGACTGATCTTACAGTAGCAATAACTTTAGGAGTGCTTCCTAACACTTGCGACATTGCGCTCATAATATAGCTAGTAGCCCATCCCCTAGATTTATCAATCACTACAGACTTATCAGTATCCTCAT